CGTCAAGCTCATGAGCTAAAGAAGAACCACAAGGTAGCAGCAAGGATAAGTGAGTTATTGGCTTATATAGACCGTGGGAATAGAGCTAAGGCCTTATCCAGTCAGGCATTAGTGACAGAGAAACTCAGAAAGCATATAGAAGGCGACATTGAGATGTCAGCTACTCAGGTAACCTCATTGTCGATACTCGCTAAGATCAGCGGCATGTACATAGCGAGAATTGAGGATGTAACCGAGAGAAGCAGTGATGATATAGCAGGCGATCTTCAACGTAAGCTGTTACAACTGGCACTTGTCGATGATGACGATGTCACTACTGAGGAGTCAGGTGTAACACATTAGCCATATGATGTCAGTGAGGGGTCATGTCACACAGTAACATGGGGTCATGTCACACATTTACACCAGAGGAGTCAGGTGTCACAGTTTACCCGTAGACCCCTATGATCCCCCCCCCACCCCCCCGAGACACAGCGAGTACCCATGATATATACATAGTAAACCACGCAAACAATTACCCACTTTTCACAACTTCCTATTTTCTCACAAGTCCGCTGTCACTCGTATACCCTTAATTTCCACAGGAAGTGCCCCCTAAATATCGGAAAAAAATTTTCTGCAAAATTTTGGAAAATCGTCACTCTGTTTTTCTACTAGCTGACATGTCAGTAGTAAAAATTTAACCTCTATTGAAATACCCTATTTGAATTAAGATGAGAAATGTCTGCTGTAACACTTGACATGTCTCTGTCAATAGCTAAGATATGGTATACTTCTCATAGTTTCGCTACGTTATATAACAGTAAGGTCATATGACGTAAATTCCTTGATGGAATTTGGTTTTCGAGCGGTTTTACCACAAGCCGTGATATAACTGACAGGGGATATCCATCAACGCAATTAAGCCTTTTAATCACATGACGATTCTCCCCGATGGTTCTGGTCAAATTACTGGAATTATCGCTGAAAAATGGTTTGCTCTTTTGCTGATGGAAACAGGTATTCCATTTAAGTGGTGCGGATCAGATAAAGGTCCGTATGACTTTGTCATCAAGCTTAATGGAGAGGCGGTCAAGGTAGATGTAAAGTGCAAGAAGCGCACTGTTAAGCCCTGCACTGACTACGATGCCCACGTTACTGTTGATCAGAAAGATTACGACTGTAGAATTTATGTTTTTGCCTCAATGACTGATGAGATCGTTAGTTTCATGGGATGGTGCGGAAAACAAGAGTTTTGGGATTCTGCAAAGTTAGTTAGCAAGGGCGAAAAAGACAGTCAAGGGTTCTCTGAAAGAACTGGCGCTGGCAAGATAAAATATAATCAGCTCAGGTCGATGCTGAATTTTCTTGAAATTGCAAAAAAACAATGAGCCGGACTTATGTCTGTAAAGCTAACGGTTATAAGGTTAAAAAATCTTATTAGAAAAGACGCTAAACGACTAGCAGACAAGATTTTAAAACAGAAGAAGATGTCCAATAGAGACAAGCACAGGGCCAGAGTTCTCTTAACAAACGCCCGCAGAAGAGTATTGATGCGACATGTCTGTGAAGATTGATCCTGCGTTACTTGCTTCTGTTCACACCCTGCCTGAAGCCAAGCAAAAAGAGATACTCGATTTACTAAATTCTTTAGAAGAAGCTGAGAAACGTGAAGGTGCGCGTGAAAGCTTTATGTCTTTCGTTAAGTACATGTGGCCTGCTTTTATAGAGGGACGACATCACAAGATCATGGCAGATGCCTTCGAGCGCATAGCTCGTGGTGAGTTAAAGCGGTTAATCGTTAATATGCCGCCTCGTCATACCAAGAGTGAGTTTGCCTCGTTCTTATTGCCAGCGTGGTACTTAGGCCAATACCCAGACAAGAAGATAATACAGACGGCGCACACCGCTGAGCTTTCTGTGGGATTTGGCAGAAAGGTTCGTAACCTTGTCGATGATGATGATTTTAAGAAAGTTTTTCCAAAACTAGCTTTACGGGCTGACTCCAAAGCTGCTGGGCGATGGAGTACCAACAAAGGTGGCGAATACTTCGCTATTGGTGTTGGTGGTGCAGTGACTGGTAAAGGTGCAGACTTGCTCATCATTGATGACCCTCATAGTGAGCAGGAAGGACAGAGCATTGACCCCTCTGTCTTTGATAAGACCTATGACTGGTACACATCCGGCCCTCGCCAGCGCTTACAACCCGGCGGTGCGATTGTTATCGTAATGACACGCTGGCATATGCGCGACCTCACCGGAAAGATTATTAAAGCCTCAACGCAGCGCGAAGGTGTTGATGAATGGGAAATAATAGAGTTTCCGGCGCTAATGCCGTCAGGCAATCCATTATGGCCTGAATTCTGGAGCCTAAAAGAGCTTCAGGCGCTAAAAAGCGAACTACCCTCAAGCAAGTGGAACTCTCAGTATCAGCAAGCACCGACAGCAGAAGAGGGTGCGCTGGTTAAGAAAGAGTGGTGGAGACTGTGGAAACAGGATGATCCGCCACAATGCGAATTTGTTATACAGTCATGGGATACAGCCTTTCTCAAGACCCAAAGAGCTGACTACTCAGCCTGTACCACTTGGGGCGTATTCTATAGCCCTAACGATGAAGGGCTAACCAAACCTAATATTATCCTTCTCGATGCCTATAAAGAGCGACTTGAGTTCCCTGAACTGAAGAAAGTGGCGTATGAGATGTACATGGAAATGAAACCCGATGCTTTTGTTGTTGAAGCAAAAGCGGCTGGCACACCGTTGATCTTTGAGTTGAGAGCAATGGGCATCCCCGTTTCCGAATACACCCCGACAAGGGGTAACGACAAGGTAGCAAGAGTTAACGCTGTTGCTGACTTGTTCGCATCAGGAGTTGTCTGGTGTCCTGAAACCCGTTTTGCCGAAGAAGTTATTGCTGAATTTGCAGCTTTCCCCGCAGGAGAGCATGATGATCTGGTAGACTCCTCGACTCAGGCACTATTAAGGTTCAGACAGGGCGGCTTTTTAAGCCTGTCCTCAGACGAGCAGGAAGAAGTTCATATGCCCAGAACAGGTAATTACTATTAATGGGGAAACAATATGACTGACGAAGAGTATGAGAAGTTTATTGAAGATTTTAATAAAACCATGCTTAGCGGCGGTGACTTAGAAGCTAAAACCACCGACCTTGGCAATGGTGTGGCAGCAACGGTTTATCAGCGTAAAGATGCCGATCCAAAGTTAAGAGTAAAAAGGAAACACTAGCCAATGCATGAAGCTCCAGAAACCTACAAGCATGACGACTTACTAGACGTTAGTAAGATACCAATTCAGTATGATAATTTAAAAGGCGATCTCACCGATTCTGATAAAAGTAGGTTGCGGATGCGCCATATACTGCCTTATGGGGTAGAAATCCATGATGGCAAAGAATATTTAAAAAACCGTAATCATGAAATCATGGCATCAAGAAAAGCTGTCTCTAAAGAATCAGGTTGTTTTTTTGATGATGGCTGCGCTCCGTGGCGACATTTAAAGGCAAATTCTGACTCACGCCTGCGCTGCGAGGCTGTATTGACGGCTTGGGTATTAGACAAACCGCTAGACTCTTATTTAAACCCCTAACCCATTGAGGTGAGATATGCCCAGTAAATTTAATAGTACTGGAAGAAGGCCCGGTAAGGCAGTTAAGAAGCCTTATAGACAGGGCGGAGTCGCACGTTATCAACTTGGGGGCGGTATAGCCGACCCCAGACTGGAACCACGGATAGACCCAAGAATAGCTCCAAGAATGGACCCAAGATTAATGCAGCAGCAAGTAGCGAGAGCGCCCACTGTAACTGCGCGTCAGAATAGACTTGGATCAAATTCTGCGTTTGCAGGCAGGCAGGGACAGCAACCAATGCCGGGGCCGGGAGTGATGGACGCTAGACAAACGATGGCACATCAGCAAAGGCAGCTCGCAGAGACAGCGGCTAGGCAAGCTAGGTTCGCCCAAAGCCCAACTGTTGCCATGCCACGACCCGGTGAGCCTCCACGGACTTTACAGCCTTTGCCTGATTCGATTCGGTATGGAGGGTCACGGCAACTTGGTCTGCCTGATCCGCCCCCCACTGATCCGCAATTTTTGGCTAGACAGAGGTCTGCCCAACAAGACCCAGCGATGACTCCTTTTTTATTCGCTCAACAAGAGCAGCGACTAGGAAATCCTAACTATGATGTTACTGGGCGTATAAACCCGGCAACAGGGCAAATTGCACAACCACCCACTAGCTGGGGGGCAGCGTCATCTCAGATGCCCTCAGAGCAAATGCCACAGCAACAAATGAATTCCCCACAAGCGTTGACTGGAATGTTAACACCAAGCCAGATACCAACGAGACAGCGGGGGTTTGCTCCTTTTCAATTTCCTCATCAACAAGCGCCAGTAAGCCCACAACAAATGCCACAACCACCAGCCTTTGGAGGAGCAGCGCCTCAGCGTCAATCGGCTCCAAACCCTTGGTTTCCTTCTACTCAAAGACCCGGTTTTTTAGA